CAGGCGTTGTGCCATGAAGCGATCAAGATGGCGTACATCAACCAGGGCCGGATGGGGTTGATCGGGGCGCCGACTTTCCCGATGTTGCGGGATTCGACGCAGCAGTCGTTGTTCGAGGTGCTAGAAGAGAACGCGCTTCCCTTTGAGTTCAACAAGGGGGAGAACACGATGCGTCTTACGGACCCGGGATCGAAGATTGTCTTCCGGTCGCTGGATGAGTTCGAGCGGCTTCGCGGCACGAACCTGGCCTGGTTTGCCGTGGACGAGTTGACGTACACGAGTGAGGCAGGCTGGCTGCGGCTTGAAGGCCGCCTGAGGGATCCGAAGGCCAAGCGGCTGTGCGGGTTCGCTGTCTGGACGCCAAAAGGGCATGACTGGGTCTGGCGGCGTTTTATCGACAACCCTGTGGATGGGTACAAGACGATACTCGCGCAGCCGTATGAGAACCGGCACCTGCTGGATAAGGTTCCGGACTTTTACGAACGGCTGCGCAAGAGTTACGACGAGCAGTTCTTTCAGCAGGAAGTGTTGGGGGAGTACGTTTCGTATCGGGAGGGCCGGGTATACCGCGCGTTCGAAAGGAGTGTGTCGATCAGTAATGTTCAATTCGACGCGCGGCTGCCGGTCCACTGGGCCCTGGATTTCAACGTGAATCCGATGTGTTCGGTGATAGCGCAGATCTTCGAGGACGAAGTCAGGGTACTCGATGAGATTGTGCTTGCCAGGGCGAGCACGGCGGAGGCTTGCGCGGCGTTCGCTACGCGTTATCCGAACTGCCCGGCCGGCGCGATCATCCACGGCGACGCGAGCGCCCGGAGAATGCAAACGACGGGGAGTTCGGACGCCGACCTGATCCGCGAGTATTTCGCGCGCGAACGGCGCATGCGGGTCGAGTACCGGATTCCGAACTCGAATCCGCCCGTGCGGGACCGCGTAGCGCTGGTGAACTCGAAGCTGCGGAACGCGGATGGCGAAGTCCGAATGCTGATCCATCCGCGATGCAAGGAGCTGATCCAGGACTTTGAGGACGTCACCTGGAAGGGCGACACGGCGGAGATCGACAAAGAGAAGGATTCGCGGCGCACGCATTTGTCCGACGCGCTGGGCTACCTGGTGTGGGACTTGTTCCAACCGCGACGAACCATAGGAGAACGACAACGGCGGCTGATCTGAGCCGCTCAGCAAGGAGCACCGATGCCTGCATTTGATATAGCGCAAGAACACCCCGAATACTCGGCGAGCCGCACCATGTGGCGGAGGTACCGCGATCTTTACGCGGGGGGTGAAGCCTTCCGGGCCAATGCCGCGGAGTACTTAGTCAAACGGCAGAAGGAGCCTTCCGACGTGTTCGCCGAGCGGTTGGCTCGGGTCTTTTACGAGAACTACGTCGGTTCGATTGTGGACTGGTACGCGTCGACGCTGTTCCGCAGGGAGCCGATTGTGATTCTGGAGGGCGACGACAAAAGCGCCCGGCGGTTCTTCAATGCGTTCGCGGACAACTGCGACTTACAGGGAACGTCTCTGGCCGATTTCTTCCGGAAACAGATGATCGAGGCGCTTGTCACGGGGAAGGGCTACTTGTTGCTGGACTTTCCCAGGGTGACGCGCCAGGCCGCGACCCGCGCCGAAGAAGAGGCGCTGGGAATTTCGCGAGCGTATCTGTCGAGCTTCGGGGTCGAACAAGTTACGAACTGGAGCCGGAATCCGCAAGGTGAGCTCGATTGGGTGGTGCTGCGGACAGAGCAGCAGATTCATCCGGGGATCGAAGGCGGCCCGCGAAAAGTGCGGAGAACGTGGGTGCATTACGACCGGGAGCGGTTTCGCACTTATATGGACGAGTCGGAGTTGGGCAAAACAGGCACACCGGCGCTCGTCGACGAGGGGCTTCACGGGCTCTCTCGCCTGGGCAAGGTGCCGGTGTTCGAACTGCAAGTGAGCGAAGGATTGTGGCTCTTGAACAAAGCGGCCGACTTACAACTCGAACATTTCAATAAGTCGAACGCCTTGTCCTGGGCGCTGACGATGGGGCTGTTCGCGATGCCGGTGGTTTACTCGGACCGGGAATGGGATCAGGTCATCAGCGACAGTTATTACCTGCAGCTGGGCCCCGGGGACCGCTTCGGATGGACAGAACCGGAGGGCCATGTGTTCGAAATCGCGTTGTCGAATATCGACCGGCTGCGTGAAGAGATCTACCGGGTAAGTTACTTGCTCAGCCAGTCGGGAGGGTCATTGTCGAAGGCTTCCTCGCTGTCCGGCTTGAGTAAGCAGCGGGATTACGCGGTGACTCAAGAGGTTCTGCGATCGTACGGGGACTCCGTCAAGGACCTAATGAAGCGAGTGCTTCGCACGATGGCAGAGGCGCGGCAGGACGTTTTGCGCATCGATGTTTCAGGACTGGACGAATTCGACATCGGAGACTTCAGCGACGAGCTCGATCAGGCATCGCGGCTGCTGGCGCTCTGCACGGAATCGACGACGCTGAAGCGGCAGGTGCTCAAGAAGCTTGCGTTCAAGTATTTGTGCGATGTCCGGCAGGAGATCAAGGACCGGATCGCCCAGGAAATCGATAACGATTATTCAACGGAGTAAGAGGACACGATGGACGAAATGAGCAAAGACATGAAGAATCCGGCGGAGAGGGACGATCTCCGCGCGGTGATCCGGAGCGTCATTGATGAGTATGCCACCTCTGAGCGGCAGCGTTCCGAGGTTGCATACAAGACCGAACTTACCGAAGAGCGGAAACGGAGAGAGCAACTCGAGCGGCGGGTTAACGAGCTGGTCGAGGACGCGAAGATGAGCCGTAAGCTCGCGGAGGAAGCTGACCGTCATGGTCAGATCCGGTCGGAACTGCAGCGGCTCGGGGTCAGCAAGGTGGATCTGGCTTTTCGAATCGTGCGCGACGAGATTGCGCGAGCCGAGGACGGGAGCCTGATGCGGCAGAGCGGTGAAGGCGCAACGCCGATGAAGGAGTACCTGAACCGGTTCGTCAGCGAGAATCCCGAATTTTTGCCGGCACGAATTTCCGGAGGCGCCGGCACCTTGAACCCGCCCAAACAGGGCGGGGCGCACCCGGGCGCGGTCGATTTGGACCGGATCAGGCCGGGCATGAGCGCGGAAGAACTCCAGCGCGTTCGTGAACAGATTTCGCAGGTCGCTTTGGAGACCATGCGAGGGGAGTGACGGATCACTGGAGGATTCGATCATTCAAAGACAGAGAACAACCTAAGAGAAAGAGGAGACAATGCCAGCAATTACTTCAACGAATGTGGCGAGTGCGATTGTCAAGCTGGTGGCAGTGGATGCGCTGCCCGCGCTGATGGGGAACCTGGTGATGGGTAACTTAGTCAATCGCGACTTCGAGCCCACGCTCGCGCAGGCGGGCGACACGGTGAACATCCCGATTCCGCCAGTGCTGACGGCGAATAACATCGCCGAAGGCGGCACGGTTACCCTGCAGAACCCGGACCTGGGCAATGCACAGATCGTGCTCAACACGCATGCGGAAGCTTCGTTCGTGATTCCGGATGTGACCAAAATCCTGGCGGTTCCCGATCTGCTGAAGCTGTACATGCAACCCGCGATGATCGCTTTGGCGGAGAAGGTGGAGACGGACCTGTTGAACCTCTACAGCCAGTTTTCGGCGAACTCACCGGTTGGGACCGGCGGATCACCGCTGACAGAGGCGACCGTGGAGGCGGCGGAGGCCGTCTTGTTCAATGCGAAGGTGCCGGCGAGCGAGCCGAAGTACCTGGTGGTCGATACCGCCGCGTATTCTCAGTTGCGGCAGATTACGCGCTTCAGTGAATACCAGACGGCCGGCGAGGCCGGGCTGAAGGTGATGATCGACGGTTCGATCGGAAAGATCAAAGACTTTAACGTTTTCCGGTCGCAGTTTGTGAAGAAGACGGGCAGCGCGCCCGTCACGACCAACAACATCGCGTTCGCCCGCTCGGCACTCGGGCTGGCGATCCGGCGTCTGCCGAAGCCTCTACCCGGGACCGGTGCGATCGCTGAGTACGCGGAGTTGGGCAACTTCGGGATGCGCGTCGTGATGAGCTACCAGCCGAACACGCTGGCTCAGCAATTCACCGTCGACATCCTGTACGGCGCCGGCGTGCTGCGTAACAACCAAGGCGTTCAGATTCGCAGCTAGTTCACAACTGGTTCCGATCGGCATGGAACGGGCCTCTCCACCGCGGAGAGGCCCTTACTTTTTGGAGGTGAGAGGCGATGGATTTGAGGGCATATTACCGAAAGATTCGTGAGTTGGAAGCGACTCTCAAGGATACCGATGTCGTGGTCGTCAGCCTGGCGACGCCGGACGGCGGCCAGGAGGGCACGCAGACAGAGGTGGCTCGCCGTGTTGCGTGCCAGCTTGTGGTTGAGGGCAAAGCCCGGTTTGCGACTCCGGAAGAGGGCGCGGCGTACCGCGAGAGTGTCAGACATGCGCATCGCGAGGCTCAGGCGATCGCGGAAGCGAAGCGGATGCAGATCGGCGTCCTCAGCGAGCAGGACATCACGAGCTTGCGCCAGGCAATGAAGAGCTTGAAAAGCGGGAATCCGGAGGCAAGCTGATGTCACTCCTAACGGACGTGGGTGTTATTGACGAAAGTGACCTTCGCCTGCGGGACAGCAGCATTTTGGACGTCTCGAGCCAGGAGCAGGTGGACTTACGAGCCAAGATTGCGCTGGCTCAGTCGGAGATCAAAGAGCGGATCGAGTACTTACTCAGGGCTTGTCCGGCCGCGACAGGCATTACAGCGGACAACGTGGTAATGACCGAGGGTCTTACGAGGTGGCTAGCTTACTACACCCTGGAAATGGTGTATCAGGATGTTCACTTCAGCCAACTCAACGACCGGTATGGGCGACGCTGGGAAGAATACCGGCGCCGCGCTTCAGAGGCGGAACACGATTATGCGGCGCAGGGAGTCGGAATCAGTTCAGCACCGCTTCCGCAGCCGGCTGCACCGTTGGCGCAGTTGGACGCCGGGGGACTGGCG